TTCCCATTAAATTATAAGAAACAGGGATTTCAACGCCTCCCGCAATTACTCCAGTGTCAATTAATTCATAGGCTTCTTGGTAACGCATTATTTACCCTTCTTTTTGCGGTATTTTTTTCTAATACGGGACTTTTTCTTTTTCTTTAATGTACTCACCGTCCTAGGTGAGCCATCAGAAAATCCTGTAGCCCCGGTTCCGTATGTTGTATCTGGCATAATGGTACTTGAGGGCGGTCACGATTGCATTGCTCTCTGCCGCCCTCAAGCGATTTGGTTAATTAGACCAATTTCATTATAGCGTGAGTTTGCTCATTGCGAATCTCAACACCACATTCCATCAACCATTCGTCAGTCTGACCATCACGACCATCCTTAACGATGTCTTTACGAAGTTGCATATTACGACCAGCCAACGGACGAATTGAGAAATTCGCCGGGTCAATCGCAACTGCATAGTCTTCCAAAGAGCCATTAAGATATGGATGAGGTACAAAATCCAACTGACCAACCGGACCCATGTAAGAACGAACCCTTACTCCAGTTTTGGTTTTTTCACCTTGGTCATAGAACGCTGTACTATCAGTTCTGGTTGCGGCGGCAAGCTGTACAAGCCACTTATTCGAGGCAAATACAGTTTTCTTCATGCTACCAGAGACCATATCGGAAAAGATATACTCACTGACTCCATCAAGATTAGCCAATCCAGCACTGTAGTCCCATTGGACATTGGTATTGCTTGCTCCATTCAAAGAGCTAACTGCACCAGCAGTCGAACCGACATCAAAGCCCTGAAAAGTCCTTTTTGGATTTTCAGCACTAGCATCAAGAGATATTGCGCCATTATTTAAAATAGCCCATTCAATATCTGTTTTTAATTTTGCCAGTTTCCGAGCCTGTAGACGGGACATTTCTGAACCGCCATAGTGCTTAGCCGCTTTTGCTGTATTGGTAATCGTATAAGGTTCGCGGAAAATCTGTGTACAGTTTTTCAGCCTGCGTACCTTTTTACGAGATTCTACCCCAACAGCCGCGCCCTCAGCGTATTGACCGGGACCACCACCCACTAGGAAGTAATCAGCATCAGCAAAATTAATTTCTCCAAAACCGTTAGTTCCACTATGAGTTTGATAACCCCAATAATCAACAGCTACTGCGTTGTCATATAACTGACCTGCTGTTGCTACGTATTCTAGAGTTAATGTTGAATCAGTGTTAAAACCAATAACATCAGTACCGCCAGCAATAGCTTCAGTATTATAAGCGTTTAAACTAGCATGGACGTGAGCGCCAACAAATTGGACTGCTTTATGGTTTGTTGTGCTACAATTAACCTCGTCACCTATTGCAACACATATTAAATGCGTTACATCAGTTGCAAAAGTCGCTGAACCAGTAAATGTGCCAAGATAAATTCCACCAACTTCAAAAGCTTCCACTTCTGCTTGTCTTTTGAAATTTATAATTACATTTTCACCGTTCACGCCACTTGTAGCTGTATCGGACAATAGAGTTGTGGCAGAATCTGCACCAGCAGATTCTCCAGACATATCAATTTTGACCGACCTTTTAATCATGTACTCGTCTTCCATCCACTCGAAAATCGGAACGGGAGTCATCATTGACTTCATTCCGAACAGAGAGAAAATGGGAGTAACATTTGGATTGTAGTAGTGGATTTTTGACCCTAGTTCAAGGACTTGTCGTTGCGACGCATCTGAGAACTGAAGGGCAGTACCAGTACCGTAAGTTGTAGCCATTAGCTACCTCCTTATTATGTTACGATAATGCTACAATCCACTTAAAAAAATAAGGGACTATAACACTATGTATTAGTATTATTAAATTCCATAATTCCCTTCCAAAAGTCGTCTACAGCTTTTTCTTCGGGTTCAATAGAAGCTGGAGCGCTTCCGCTAACTGCGGCGGCGCTATTCTGCTTATTTTTTACCCTTGGAGCCTGCTCAGATGTTTTTGGCTGAGAACTATGCCCATGATTAGCCAAAGTCTTCCAGATTTGAACCAAGTTCTCCTGAGACACATGATTTGGGTCAGCCATAAATTGCCGATATTCGACAATATCTGTATCACTTAACCCCATTTTCTGTAACTCTACAGTTTCCGCGTCAAAAGCCTGCGACTCAGAGAGTTCAGACTTTAACTTTTCAACCTCCTGCATGGCTTGAACCGCTCCTTGACGAATAAGCCATTCATCTTGAGCTGTTCTCCATTGTGCGGAGCTAGAGTTATCAATACTTTCATCGAGAATGTCATAATCGTCGGGCTTAGTCGGCGGTGCATTCAAATCCTTCTGTTTTTCTTGAACTGATTCTGTCAGTTTTTGAACCACATCTGGGTTACTGGCGAGGAAGTCATCCAACTGGGCTAGCTTTTCATACTTGCCTTTTTCACCGCTCCATTCATTCCTTTCCTTATCGGACTTTGATTGGAGTTGCTTATAGGCGTCTGCCAGCTTTTGTCTGCCTTCGTCGTCATTTTTGAATTTATTCTCAATGAGCCATTGCTCAATCTCGGATTCTGTTTCTGGTTGTTCTTCACTAACCTTCTCATCAGATTGAGTTTCCTGAGCTTCTTTAGTTTCTTCGACAGGAGCTGTTTCTACTTGCTCCTTTTCTTCAACTTCTGATGAAGAGCCTGTATTGAACTCGTCGAGTTCAGCCATAAGGTTATCTTCGCTCATTTCTTCATTCTGGTTTTTCTGGTCTTCATTTGTCATTCGATGCTCCTTTAAAGTTATCCGCGTTAAGCTTGCGGAGCTTTTGTTCCTGAGTTAATCGCTTGTTTTGCAAGAGATAAATCTTCACTGACCATGCGAGTTTTATCCCTTTGTCGCGCTTGTTCGAGCTTAGCACCGGACTTAATGTTGCTTACCGCCTCAGATACTGGTTTGGTAGCCTCACTTATTTCAGCCCTCATGTTAGCATGGAACACTTCACGCTCTCTAGTTTGCAAGTCACCTTGCATTTTCTTGAGTTCTTCCTGCGCTTGTTGCAACTGCGCCTGTAAATTTGCTATCTCTCCCATACGTTGCATTAACGATGCTTTATCTATGTCGCCTTTCATATTCATAATGACCTGAGTTTTGTCATAAATACCAGCATTTAAGAGAGTTAAATCTTTTTGTAGTTCCGCCATTGGCGATTTAGAACGAGTAGACCCCACTACAACCCTAACGTCGAATTGCGATGTTGTCATATCGTATAGTTTCTTAACCGCACCTGTTTTGTCGTCTATAACTGGAATATTCAAGTTTACTTCACTTTCATCTCCAGTTGGGCTTACAATTCTTAAGGTTCTTTGTTGGTCATAAACACTAGGCATCCACTCTACCACTATTTTTGCCGACCTTGTAAGCATATCGTAAATAGGTAAAATTTTCCAATTTTGCTTTCTAGACGACGATTCGTCCATAATTTGGGCTTCTCCAACAGTTCCCGGTGCTCCTTGAGAATTACCCTGTAAAAACTTATAAGCACCAAAGACCGTTTCTATATCTACTTCATATCGAGATTTCTCGGTGTATAATTGTGACGATACGGCTGGAGGTGCAAACTCTTTTATTTTTCCAGCCGCAAGCGCTCCCGGATTTGCTCTAATAATTGCATTTGGAATGTGCCACTTTTGAATCTCACTAGCATCAATAGCTCCATCTTCATAAAGAAGTTTAAAGTTTGTAGTGGCATTCGTATGTGAAATGATTAAGGCTTCTGTCCTGTTTAGCATTCGCTGTGGCGTCTTGGAATGTCTTACATCTCCGCTTGGAAATGGATTTCCTGCATGCTCATTGCATGCGACTGCTATTGGATATTCAGAAATGGGTAATATTTCATCATAAAGAATTGTATCTCCAACTACGAACACTTCTCTAACTTTAGTCTGATAAGCGAGCTGTTCTGTAATGACACCTTCGCTTAAAAAGCTTTCATATTTATCGTCATTTATTAATTCTTTGTATTCATCCTTCGTGTAAAGCTGTGATTTTCCTGTATTTGTATCAAGAATCAAGGCATGTGGAATATTCACCTTCGTAAAATAACAATACTTTCTAACTCTGCTTTGATGGTCGAGCTCAGAGCTTCCGCGAGTCTCAATATGGTCTCTGGAATATTTTCCAGATTCCATCTCATTACGCTGGTGGTTTTCTTCAGCCTTGTCTATTTCCTTTGCATATTGCGGGAATAAAATCTTAAGATGCTCTTTTGTATGTAAATCGGAATATATTATTGAGCTAGCATCGGAAAAATCAGGCATAGAACAATTAGGGTCAACAAAAATAGACTCTGGGGGCATTCTTTTTACATTTATCGTACCGAGTCCGCCATCCCCTTTCCAATTCGGGTATATATACATATAGGCAATCCCTTTTACGATAAAATCCTTACATGCCTGACGAAAATGAACATCCGCATCAGACTCGTACCATATTTTATCAAGCAACTGGTCAAAGACGAATGCCGCATCATTGTCAGTTTTGCCCACAGCGTGGACGTCCCATTCAGGAGCAGACGCGGCAATATTCGCCAGAACTTGCTCAACCGACGGGCGTATCTTGTTATTTGCTTCGGGGGGTTGCCCCACGCTGAGCAAGTAATTCTTTTGCGTCTTAGTAAGTTGTGAACCTAGGTAAAACTCATGGTCTTCTGCCATTTGAAAGCGGTATTCACTAGATGCGCTTTCAAATAATAAATAATCTGAACGCACTTCCTCCGCTGTAATTTTCTTTGTGTCAAGCTTACGTAAGTTTAGCATTTTTATATGTTTAATGTTACAAACATGTTATAGTAGTATCAAAATTTTTTATTTAATAAAATTAATGTATTTATAGGAGCCAATATGCCATCAGAAGTATTATCATCTCCACCCTTTACCATGCTCGCTAAGTCATTTAAATACATATACTTAACTGCTTTTTTTAATTTATCAACACGAAACATTATAGTAAACTTAACGTCTCCGTCAATCGTAAACACCTGAATCCACCATTTTGCGTCTGTGGTCGATATTCCAGATGGTTTACCGCGAGAGCGAACTTCTACGAACATGTTTCCAGTATCTGCCCAAATATCTCGCTCCGTCTTGACTTCTATTGAGCCGTCGCCTTCAAAAAGCTCTTTGATTTTTTTTTCATATATTTGACCAAAATCTAGGTCTATATCAAAATTTCCCATTTACTTTACTTTACTTTGTGGGGTTTCCGTAACATTAACGAGGTTTCCGCTACGGAAACTAGGGTTTCCGCTACGTAAACCGGGGTTTCCGGGTCGGAAACTATTTTAAGCTTCAACAAAATCAGCGGCACTAAACATTTGACCAGTTTCCCAATCTACTTCCATGATTGCTGGTGGCGGTAACCATTCACCCTTTTCGTTCTGCTCAACATCTGGCGCCCAAATGTCATCAATAGCCCATCTTAGTGCATCCAGAGTGTCTTTTTT